AAAAAAAAGAGAATGACACCTCAACTTTTAGGGAAAGTACTACCAAGGCAATAGCTAATTTAAGGTCACAAAATAAAAAGCTTACTGCAGATGCAATGGCTAACAAAAAGAAAACCATAGCAGCTAACAGGAAAAAGAAAAAAGATGCAAAAAGAAAATATGTGTCTGACAAGTATACTAAAATAAAAGGTCTTCAAGGTCTTCAAGGTCTTCAAGGTCTATCACCTAAAGTTAATGGCAAAGAAAGGTAGAACAAAAGGAAACAAGATTTGTCCTGCAGGAATTGCCTGGGCAAAGAGAACATTTGACAAGTACCCATCTGCATATGCAAACATGGCTGCTAGTAAGTATTGTAAAGACCCTAAGTACGGAAAAAAATAACATTATGAAAAGAGATTTAAAAACACCGTTGTCAAAAACGACAGAACCAAGTTTTAGAACTGCTTTTTCAAGAGCAAGAAAATCAGGTAAAAAAACATTTAATTGGAAAAGTAAAAATTATACTACTCAGACAGCTGAGGAATTAGCAAAGAAACAAGGATGGGTTGCAAATATAGATTCTGGAAACAAAGCAGCTAGAGAAGGAGGTTATCCAAATTGGAGGAGTAAGTCTCATAAAGAAATTGCAGAATCTTATAGAAATCAAGCAAGTAAGCAATTGAACGAAGGAAAAAGAAAAAATAAATAATCATGGCAAAATACGGAAAACCTTGTACTCAAAAAGTAAAACTAGCTAAAAAACCAAAGCCAAAACCAAAGACTAAAAAGTAATGGGTGAGCTAGCTAAATGGAGAGCAGAAAAGTGGGTACGTATTGGAACTGATGGGGAAATCTTAGGCGAGTGTGGTACTAGCAAAAATAAGAAGAATCCAGACAGATGTCTTCCATTGGCTAAGGCAAGAGCATTAAGTAAACGACAAAGAGCTAAAACGGCTAGAAAAAAGAAGGCTTCAGGTGGTAAGAAACAGTTTGTTTCAAACACTAAGGCTGCAAAAGTAACTAAAAAATACACTAAGTAATGGCAATACCAGATGGTACTAAATTTCATGGAGTAGCACCTTTTGTAGATACAGAAAACAAGGGTTCATCTCAGGCAAACGCTATGAGAGATGCCTATACTATAGAAGAGATAGCTTCTAAGGTTGAGTTTGGTGCAACTGCAATAATAGAACCTGAGTTTATTACTGCAACTCCTGGTGGAAGTTCAGTTATTAATACTACAAAAAATATAATTGACCTGACATGGTCAGGAGGTTCAGGAACTTTTACTTTAACGTTGCCTTCAGCAACTACAATACCATATAGGTTTTTAAGAATAGTAAACGATGCTACTGTTACTGCAAGTGACAAGGTAGATATAGCAGCTATAACTGGAGAAACTATTGATGGTGCTGCAACATATCAAATAAACAAACCATATAACGGAGTTGCAGTTTGGTCGGATGGTAGTAACTGGATAGTAATTCAAGCTAAATCAACATAATGGCAGATAAAAGTAAAATGGCTTGTAACAAGCCAAGACGTTCAGATAGGGCAGGTAAGAAAAAAATGGTTAAAGCCTGTGCAGGTGGAAAAGAAAAACTTATTCATTTTGGTGCAAAAGGATATGGTCACAACTATAGTGCTGCTGCTAGAAAAAGTTTTAGAGCTAGACATAAGTGTGGAACTGCAAAAAATAAATTAACAGCACGTTATTGGGCGTGTAAAAACTTATGGGCAGGTAAAGGTGGAAGTACTAAATCTAGTCCAAAAAATAGACAAGGAAAATATTAGTATATTTGTTAAATAAAACTTTACATTATGAAAAAACAAGGTTATAATTCAAGATTAGATGAATCTTTAGGAGCAAAAAATGGAAAGAAGTCTCAGTCTATGAAGTCTCGTAGAGATGAATCAAAAGCGATGGCTAAGAAGAAAACAGGTCATGCATACTCAGGAGATCATAACATGTCTTATGAGTGCATCAATAATGTAAAGAAAAAAATAGGAGGACTAATAAGAAAATAATAAAATTATAAAATTATAAAAACATGTGGTTTACTATAAATACAAGTTTTTCAGGAATGCCTCAAGTTACGATTAATGCAAATAACATTTCTCATATTCATGAAGGTGGAAATCAAGCAAGTAATCAAAACATGAGTATTTATTTCAACAATGGTAGTGACTATGAGGTTTTGACTTTTAGAACACAGGTTGATGGTGATGGAACTAAATTAGTTCAGATTCTTTCTGATTACTTATATCAATTACCGAATTTAAGAACAAACGTTGTTGACATTAAAAGTATTGTTATAACATCAGTAGGGAAAGATACAGCACCTTAATACAATAAATAATGAAATTAAATCAAAGATCAAAAGGTTTAGGAGATTCAATTGAAAAGTTTACAACTGCAACTGGAATTAAAAAAGTTGTTAATACTGTTGCTAAGGCGACAGGTAAACCATGTGGGTGTTCTGAAAGACGAGATTCTTTGAATAGAAAATTTCCATATAACAAATAAAATAAATGATACCACAAGGGACACAATTTCATGGAGTAGCTCCAAGTGTAGTTACAAAAAATCTAGGATCGCAGCAAGCAAATTCTCAAAGAGACGTTTATACTATAGAAGACTTTAAGACTGATACTTTTTCAGGGACATTTATAAATTTTGGAGGGGCAACTTCAGATGTTTTAGGTGGTGATACTGTATCGTGGGGAGTAAATCCAATTACTCAAGCAGATCATTTAGGGAATATTGTTATTACATCAAAATGTATTGTTTCAAAAATTTCTGTAAAATGGTCATCAATTAATGGCTATCAAGCTGCAGCAGGCGGTGCTCAGGTATCATTTAAAGTTTCTAGATGTACCGATATAAATGCCCAGTTGGTTAATGCATCAAATTGGACAGATTATATAGATTTAGATACAGTTTGGGATGGTAGCTCAGGAGATTACCCAGGATTTATTGAAGATTTATCTTCTCAAGTAGATAAAGTTTTTAATGTAGGTGATATTTTTGCATTTACAGCAATACCATCAACAGGGTTTGCAGATTCAGGAGAAGATGTAGAGGTAACAGTAATATTTCAACACGTAAAATAAATATAAAATGGCATATCAAAAATTACAAGCAAGTAGAGCTTCATCAGTTACACCAAGTGATACAGTAGACATTCCTAGTATTTCTAATGAAAACGGAAGAGGTAACAATGGATGTGTGTTGTATGTAGGCACAGGAGGTGACCTACGAGTATTAACCGCAGGAGGTGATGATGTTGTGTTTACAGGCTTCCCAGATGGAGGATTTTTGCCAGTAAATGTGGTAAGAGTTTTTGCAACCAACACAACTGCAAATAATATTTTAGCACTTTGGTAATATGTATATATCTATTGCAAATGCAATTTATTCTTCTACACTTCAAGGATCAGGTGGTGGTGGAGTAGATAACCGCTTTATCATAACAGTCAAGACAGATAACGCAGGTACGTCTGCATCTAATCAATTTACCATACCTACAAGTACAACAGGTATTACACAAGCCTTTAATTACGATATTGAAACAAGTGATGGTCAAACTATAACTGGTAACACAGGCGATACTACTATCACATTCCCAAGTGCAGGTACTTATGACATTTATATAAGCGGAAGTTTTCCTTATATGTATTTTTTTAACGGTGGAGATAAGTTAAAGCTATTAAATATAAAAAACTTTGGTATATATGCATTAGGTAGCACAAGTCAAAATAGTGCTTTTTTTGGTTGTTCTAATATGGTTATTAGTGCAACTGATATAGGGTATTTTGGAGATGTTACTGATTTTGTTTATACTTGGACTCTTTGCTCAAGCCTTACATCATTCCCATTAATTGATACAAGTAGTGCTACTAGTTTTAGTTTGGCTTGGCAAAATTGCACTGGACTTACTTCGTTCCCATTAATTGATACAAGTAGTGCTACTAGTTTTAGTAATGCTTGGATTAATTGTTCAAGTTTAACGTCATTCCCATTAATAGATACAAGTAATGGACTACTTTTTAACCAATCTTGGTTTGGTTGTACAAGTCTAACATCATTTCCACAATTAGATACTTCTAGTGGTACTAATTTTGGTGGTGCTTGGAGAAATTGCACTGGACTTACTTCGTTCCCATTAATTGACACAAGTAGTGGTACTATTTTTTTAGATACTTGGAAGAATTGCTCAAGTTTAACGTCATTCCCATTAATAGATATAAGTAGTGGGACTAATTTTAGTAACGCTTGGGAAAGTTGTACAAGTCTAACATCATTCCCACAATTAGATACTTCTAGTGGTACTAATTTTGGTGGTACTTGGGAAAGTTGTACAAGTCTAACATCATTCCCATTAATAGACACAAGTAGTGGTACTAATTTCTTTAGTGCTTGGAATGGTTGTAATAGCCTTACAACATTCCCTACCAACGCATTTGATACTAACATAGCCACAAACTATATAGATGCATTTACAGATACAGACCTATCAACTCAATCAATAGACGACATACTTGTTAGTTTAGACACAAGCGGTGTTAGTAACGGTACATTTGCACAGAGTGGTGGTCAAGTAGCGAGTGCAACAGGTTTAGCAGCTAGGGATAATTTAGTAGCAAAAGGATGGAGTATCACATTAACAACATAATAACAATAATATGATATTTTTTCCTCCAACTCCTCCAGGTTTATAGCTAAAATTTATTAAAAAGTGATAGGATTGTTATATGAGTTTTGCATTAAGTGTGATAAAGCTCGTGTAACACCATCAGAAAAAGAAGTAGACCTTTTTTTGAGAATGGTAGGAAGAGAGGATTTAAGAGAATATTTTATTCTTTTTTGTTTTTATAACTGGGAAAATAGATACAAATTCTTACAAAATAACATATAAATAAATTTATTAACTTTGTTTGTATGAAATCAAGTATTACATATCATTATATTAAAACTAATTCTTGGTTGATAGACGTTCAAATAAATTATCAATACAAAGATGTTTAATAAAATGACCATATCGGATTTGAAAATATACCTACTAAACAGTATTGCACTAGTAATTTCATTTAGTGAAATAGAGGAAGTGCTGAAAATAATATTATTACTTGCATCAATAGTATATACTGCACAAAGAATTTATGCTAACTACAAAGAAAAAAAATGAACTACTTTACCTATGATGAATTTGATTCTCCAGACATGCCTGGTAGTGGTTCGCTGATGAACGAAGACTTTCTTGAAATGCTTGACGAAGTTAGAGAAAAGTTTGGTAAACCTATTATTGTAAATAGTGGTTACAGAACAGAAGAGCATAATGCTGCAGTTGGGGGGAAACCTAAAACAGAAACATCAAAGGGATCAAGTCACATGTATGGATTAGCTGCTGATATTAAATGCACTAATTCTACAGATAGATTTTATTTAATATATCTGCTTCAAGAAACAGGGTTTCAAAGAATAGGAGTTGCTGATACTTTTATACATGTAGATTTAGATTTTGATAAAACTCAACAAGTAATGTGGACTTATTAGCATGAAAAAAATATTAGAATTTTTTGGCACAAAAGTATTTAAGCAAATTGGTGATGTTATTGATGAGTTGTTTACTAGTGACGAAGAAAGAATAAAAGCCAAGAATGAAATATTTAAAGTTCTTCAAGAGAAAGAGCTTGAGCTTCAAAAAATGCAGACTGAAATAATAGTTGCAGAAGCAAAAGGCAATTGGCTTCAGAGAAGTTGGAGACCAATCCTTATGTTGTCATTTGGATTTATAATTATTTATACCAAGTTTATATCTCAGTTATCATCTCATTTAATAACTCCTCAATTAGAGCCAGAGTTTTGGAATCTACTAGAGATTGGTATTGGAGGTTATGTAATAGGAAGAAGTGCTGAAAAAATTGTAGACAAAGCAGGTCCAATATTTAAAAATAAAAAATAGTATATTTGTTAAAGTAAAATATTAGTTATGCCAAAGATTAGTACATATAGCACAGTTACACCTCAAGGAAGTGATAAGATTATTATTAGTCAAGAAAATGGTACACCTCAAAATGTAACTAAAAATATTACCGTAGATGGATTAAAGGAATATATTGGCACATCAGACACATTATCTATTCCTACACCATATATTTACGTATTAAAAAATACAGGAGTACTTGTTGCTAGTAATGAGTCACCAAAAGTTTGTATAAAAAAACCTATTGAAACAGATTGGTTGAATAAAAACCCTAGACTTTTTTTGTATAGATATCGCAAAACAATAACTAGTAACGATACTTTATGGAAAAAAAGAGGTTTTGTTCATCCGAGTCATCAAAACGGTGTTTATCAGCAAACTAACTTCCCTGGAAGTAATTGGGCAACTTCACCACTTACTGTTACACCTGATACTCTTATCCATCCAATCGACACAGAATGGGATATTAATACTGAATTACAAATTGCAAAAACAGGTACTATTATAACGGATTTTGCTTCACTAAGACCTTCTACTTATATTGAAATTCCTTTTAGTAAATTACAATTTCTTTTTGATCCAAGTAACCCCTTTGTACCATACACATCTTTCCCTGCTTCAGGAGCAAGAGGTTTTTGTACAATTGCTCCTAAAGATAAAGATAGGAATAACACTAATACTCCTTTTGGAGATAATTCTAGATATAATAAATTAATATTAAAATTTGCAATAGGTATACCAAACCCTACGTGGACAAATACAAACCATGAGCTACCATATATTATGGGAGAGTTATCAAATCCTATACAAATGGTTTATGCGAAAAACAGAGGAAGTGCTGATTTTCGATCCGTAAAAATTTCTCAAGGCAGTAATGCTACTGTTCAAAGAACTGGTTAAGGTTAAAAAAGCGAGGAGCACAGTTAGTGACACTTGTTAGCCAAGTGCACAGTTAGTGACACTTGTTAGCCAGGTGCACAGTTAGTGACTCCTCTTCGCATAAAGTACCTCTGTTAAATCAGGGGTATTTTTTTTTACCTATATTTGTTATAAATCAAATTAAATTAAATGAATGATATTCGTAAGATAGCAGTAGGTCCTGATTACAAAGGTGGAGCTATGCACTATGTTGTGGGTCAAGAAATACTAAAGGGTACATATAAAATTCATCATATACGGTATAATGACATTAATGACTCTTTTAAAATATGGATTGAATCTACATATACTAAAGAAATTGTGTTATGGAAGCAGTTTGTTAATATGCCTGTATCTATCGAGTATAATATTAACTTCTAATGAAATCACCTTACTTATTTATCACCAAACCCTTAGACAATAAAAGGTATAACAACACTAAAAAAATAAGTGATGTAGACTTTATAACAAATACTTCAGAGGAAAACCACAAAGCATCAAATCGAATTGCAGAGGTTATTGCCACTCCAATTGTTTATAATGGTCCTATTAAACCAGGAGATAAATTATTAGTCCATCATAACGTATTTAAGTTTTACAATGACATGCAAGGTAGACGTAAAAGTGGAAGAAGTTTTTTTATGGATGATTTATTTTTTGTTGAGCCTGATCAGTTTTACATGTATCATGATGGGTGTCGATGGAATACTAATGGAAGGTATTGCTTTACTAAGCCTCTTCCTACAGAAGACTACTACTTATATAAGAACACCAATGAAGAACCATTGGTTGGTGAAATAAAGTATAGCAACAACTACCTGCGTTCACAAAATGTAAATCCAGGTGATAAGGTCTGTTTTAAACCTGAAAGTGAATACGAGTTTGAAGTAGATGGAGAAAAACTATATCGAATGTTTGACCATCAAATAACAATAAAATTATGAGTGATAAGCCAAAAAGAAAAAAACGACCAAGAATTAAATATAATCCGAATCGCAATGGACTCAAAAACTTTAAAAAAGAATATTATTCAGGCAGGGATGAGAGCCGTAGAGCAACTTATTAAGGTTGCAAAAGAAGACATTATAAAGCCTGACCCAGAGGATGAGTTGGCTGCTGACAGATTAAAAAATGCTGCAGCAACAAAAAAACTAGCAATATTTGATGCGTTTGATATACTGACTAGAATAGAAAATGAAAAAAATTTAATGGAAATCGAAGAACGAGGTCCAAGTAAACTAGATACAAAACAAGGATTTGCAGAACGAAGGTCTTCATAGTTTATACAGAGTTGTAGATAACTACATACCTAAAGGTATTCTTAAAAAAAAGAATAGGAATAGGTCATGGAAATATGGCTATGATGAAAAGTATGAGGTTGTTGTAATATCTAAAACAGGAGAGATTGGTGAGGTATATGAAATTAACGGACTTAGAATTGGATTACCTAAAGCTCCAGAGTCTCTTCAAAGAGACAACAATAAGTGGGAAAGAAAAGAGCCTCCAAAGGCAATCTTAAAAATACAATCTATATTTCAATGGAATCAGCAACCCAACACTTTTAAAGCTAAGTGGATAGATTACATCGAAGATGAGTTTGATAAAAGAGAACAAGGTTATTGGTTTATAAACAACAAAACATACACATACATTACAGGGTCACACTACATGTACCTTCAATGGACAAAGATTGATGTAGGGTATCCTGACTTTAGAGAAGCTAATAGAATTTTTTACATTTTTTGGGAGGCATGTAAAGCAGACCTTAGATGTTTCGGAATGATATATTTAAAAATTAGACGTTCTGGATTTTCATTTATGGCTTCCGAAGAGTGTGCAAATGTTGGGACAATATCTAAAAACTCTCGTATAGGTATTTTGTCTAAGTCAGGTTCTGATGCAAAAAAAATGTTTACAGATAAGGTTGTTCCTATTGTTAGAAACTATCCCTTCTTTTTTAAACCTGTGCAGGATGGTATGGATAAACCTAAAACAGAGTTGGCGTTTAGAATTCCTGCATCCAAGATTACTAAAAAAAATATGTATGATGTTGATGATGAAGAAATGGAAGGCTTGGATACCACTATTGACTGGAAGAATACAGATGATAACTCTTATGATGGGGAAAAGTTGCTTTTACTAGCACATGATGAAAGTGGTAAATGGCTAAAGCCAAACAATATACTAAATAATTATCGTGTTACCAAAACTTGTTTAAGACTAGGTAGAAGAATTATTGGAAAGTGCATGATGGGTTCAACATCAAATGCATTAAATAAGGGTGGTGAAGAGTTTAAAAAACTGTATTATGACTCTAATCCACATGAAAGAAGTAATAATGGTCAAACCAAAAGTGGCTTGTATTCTTTGTTTATACCAATGGAGTGGAACTTTGAAGGATATATTGATGAGTATGGGATGCCTATGGAGGATGTTATTGATTACTGGAACAACGAAGTTGAAAGTTTAAAAAATGATCCTGATGCTTTAAATGAGTTTTACAGACAATTTCCTCGTACTGAATCTCATGCGTTTAGGGATGAAAGCAAGCAGTCATTGTTTAATCTCACACGAATATATCAGCAGATTGATTACAACGATTCACTTATACAAGAACACCATACAACTCGTGGCTCTTTCTCCTGGAAGAATGGAATCAAAGACACTGAGGTTATATGGACTCCAAATACTAGAGGTAGATTTTTAGTAAGTTGGATACCAAAAAAAAATATGCAGAATAGGTATAAGAAAAACCATAGAGGTGATTTTTTTCCTGCAAACGAGCATCTTGGTGCTTTTGGTTGTGATAGCTATGACATATCTGGAACAGTTGGAGGTGGAGCTTCAAATGGTGCTTTGCATGGAATTACAAAATTTAATATGGATGATGCTCCTAGTAATCAGTTTTTTTTAGAGTATGTAGCAAGACCTCAAACTGCAGAAATATTTTTTGAGGAAGTATTGATGGCATGTGTATTTTATGGTATGCCTATATTGGTAGAAAACAATAAGCCTAGATTATTATATCATTTTAAAAATAGAGGCTACAGAGCATTTAGTATTAATCGACCAGATAAAATTAAACACAAGCTCTCTAAGACAGAAAAAGAACTTGGAGGCATACCTAACTCAAGCGAGGCGGTAAAGCAGGCTCACGCAGCAGCTATTGAGTCTTATATTCAATCTTACGTAGGATTAATAAGTCCAGATGAAATGGGTTACATGCCTTTTACTAGAACACTAGAGGATTGGGCAAAGTTTGATATAAGCAATAGAACAAAGTTTGATGCTTCTATTAGTTCAGGTTTAGCAATAATGGCGTGTCAAAGACACCTCTATCAACCTATAAAAAAACAATCAAATATTATTGTTAACTTTGCTAGGTACAACAATAAAGGAAGTCGTAGTGAAATAATAAGATAAATGAAAGACGTAAAAATAAATGTTTCTTCTGTTGGGTTTCCGAGTCAGTTTGTTTCTGATAGTGAAAAAGCTTCAGATGAATTTGGCTTACAAATAGGTCAGGCTATTCAGTATGAGTGGTTCAAAAAAGATGGAAATCAATGTAGATACTATAATCAGTGGAGAGATTTTTACAGGCTTCGTCTTTATGCTAGAGGTGAACAATCTGTTGCTAAGTATAAAAATGAACTAGCAGTTGATGGAGACTTGAGTTATTTAAATTTAGACTGGACACCAGTCCCAATTATTCCTAAGTTTGTAGATGTTGTTGTAAATGGAATGAATGATCGTTTGTTTGATGTAAAGGCATATGCAGAAGATGCAATGTCACAGGCTCAAAGAAGTAAGTATCAAGATATGATACAAGGTCAAGCAGCAGCAAAAGATATACTGCAGATTGTTCAAAAAGAAACAGGAGCTGATCCCTTTGTAATGAACCCTGATGACCTTCCTCAAACTGATGAAGAGCTAAACCTATATATGCAGCTTAAATACAAGCCTGCCATTGAGATTGCTGAAGAGGAAGCTATAAACACTATTTTTTCAGAGAATCATTATAACGATATAAGAAAAAGAGTTGACTATGATTTAACTGTTTTAGGTATTGGTTGTACAAAGCATGAGTTTTTGCCAGGAGCAGGTGTTGAAATTAAATATGTAGACCCTGCAAATATTGTTTATAGTTATACAGAAGACCCACACTTTAAAGACTGTTTCTATTGGGGAGAAATTAAAACACTTCCAATTACTGAGTTAATGAAGATTGACCAGTCTTTAACCAAAGACGATTTAGAGGAAATATCTAAGTATTCTCAAAGTTGGTATGACTACTACAATGTGGCTCAGTTTTATGAAAATGATATTTTTTATAGAGACACTGTTACATTAATGTATTTTAATTATAAGACTACTAAAAAAGTGGTTTACAAAAAAAAGATATTAGAAAACGGTGGTACTAAGGTTATAGAAAAAGATGATCAATTCAATCCTCCAGTAGAAATGATGGAGGAAGGAAGGTTTGAAAAAATGGAAAAAACCATTGATGTGTGGTATGAAGGAGTAATGGTTATGGGTACAAATATTCTTTTAAAGTGGGAACTTGCTGAGAATATGGTAAGACCTAAATCTGCTCAACAACACGCACTTCCAAATTATGTAGCAGTTGCACCAAGAATGTATAAAGGGGTTATTGAGTCTTTAACTAGACGTATGATTCCATTTGCAGACTTAATACAAATAACTCACTTGAAACTTCAACAAGTTATTTCAAGGGTCGTACCTGATGGTGTGTATATTGATGCTGATGGATTAAATGAAGTAGACTTAGGAACAGGAAACGCTTACAATCCAGAAGATGCTTTAAGATTATATTTCCAAACAGGTTCTGTAATTGGTAGAAGTTATACTCAAGATGGAGACTATAATCAAGGTAAAATTCCAATTAAAGAACTACAATCAAGTTCTGGTGCAAGTAAAACACAGATGCTTATTGCAAACTACAATCATTATTTAGGAATGATTAGACAGGTGACAGGTTTAAATGAAGCTAGAGATGCTTCTACTCCTGATCCTAATTCTTTGGTTGGTTTACAGAAATTGGCAGCATTAAATTCTAATGTTGCGACTAGGCATATACTTGAAGGCTCTTTGTATATATATAGAAGTTTAGCTGAAGCTATAACTTATAGGGTTGCCGACATATTGCAGTACGCAGACTTTAAAGATGATTTTGCTAATGCCATAGGTAAGTATAATGTTAGTATTCTTAATCAGATAAAAGATTTATACATCTACGATTTTGGTATATTTATTGAAATAGCTCCAGACGAAGAACAAAAAGCACAATTAGAAGCTAATATACAAATGGCTTTATCTAAGGGAGATATTAATCTAGAGGATGCAATTGATATTAGAGAGATTAAAAACATTAAACTTGCTAACCAATTACTTAAAGTAAAACGTAAGGCATTACAAGAGCAGCAGCAACAACAAGCAATGCAGGCTCAAGCAATGCAGGCTCAACAGGCATTAAAATCTCAAGAAATGAAATCACAGATGGAGATGCAAAAGCAACAAGCTGAAATACAAGGTAAGATGCAATTAAAACAAGCTGAGATAGCTTTTGAGATTGAAAAGCAAAATAATGAGGCTATGCTTAAAAGTAAATTAATGGCTGAAGAGTTTGATTATAATATCAAGTTAAGAGACATTTCAGAAAAAGCACTTTCTCAAAGAGAAACTCAAAGGGAAAATGCAAAGTCTGCTAGAATATCTCAAGCTAATCAAGAACAGTCAAAACTAATAAATCAAAGAAAAAATAATTTACCACCACAAAGATTTGAATCTAACGAAGACAGTTTAGATGGAATTGATC